CCAACTCTTTGTCAGTCATTAATATTATTATACCGCCAAATGTTAAGCCCCACACAGGCAATTCACCTGACTTGCGCCACGGTCTCTATCCAATGGGTAACTAATCCATCACTAAGGTCCTGTGTGGGGACATTTATATTGTACTACTTGATTTTGATTGTCTTAGGCTTCTTTTCTTCAGGAACAATGCGTACTACATGAACATGTAGCATGCCATCCTTAAGTTCTGCAGAAGTTACTTCCATATATTCTCCCAGTGCAAAAGATCTTATGAACTTTCTTGCTGCGATGCCTTTATGGACTACCTGTGCATCTGTTACTTCTACAATCTCACCCTTGATAATTAGTGTTCCGTTATCTACAGATACATTAATATCTTCCTTTGAAAAACCAGCAATAGCCAGCGAGATCTGATATGTATCTTCATCTAGTTTCAGAAGATCATACGGAGGATATGACTGTGAGTTTGTTTTATGTGCAGTGTTTAGGCGACTTAACTCTCTGTTAAAGCCAATAAAAAAAGGATCATTAAATAGATCCATAGCGTGTGTTACTACCATGTTATTCCCCTTTCAAGCGAATAAGTTAATTTACCCCCCAATTTGGGCAGGTATGAATATTATATCACAGGCTCATCAGAAAAGGCTATACTTATTGCATGTCTTGGACCTAAAGACTCAACGCTATGTAGCAATCCTTTTGGTATAAAGGCTAAATCCCCTGGGTTTAACACAATTGCATCAGTCAAATTATTTGAATCATCAAAAAGTCTCCATAGGCTTTGCCCTCCACCTTGAACAAAAAACCTATTTTCTCTGTCAAAATGAACTTTAGGTTCCCAATTGCCTCCGTCTATTCCATACTCTTTTACAGTAACGTCTTCTGGAATTTGTTTAGGGTTATTTTCACGAAACGTATTAAACAGACTTAAGCAATCTGGATCACTAATAATGTTATTATTTCTATTTATGAAATGAACGATGATCATTACAAAAAGAGGGTACCCCGTATAAACTTTGCCAATATCGTCTATTACATCTTTATAACAATCAAATATAATGTCTTTTTCCTGTGCCTGAAATGTTCCAAAAGACATGTATACTATTTTTTTGTCTAAATCATATACATTCCCTATGTCTAACCAAGAAGGTGGCTTTTTAAGAAAATTTCTTGATACATGAATCTTCTTTTGTTCTGTTGCCAGAGTTAAGTCATTTTTTGTAATTATAGCCATATTTTAAATTATATCATATAAAATGAGCAGTTTATAGACGACTGCTCAGGTCTATCAGCCACGAAGGTTCAACTCCTGCCAACTCTCCACTCGAAGGAGCATCCGTTGTTAAAACTTTCTTAAGGTCTTATAGCGGAATAGTATCTATTATACTATACTTTTAGGTGCTATAATTGTAGGTATGATAAATAGAAAATGGTCTAGTGGAAAAGAAATAATGGATTCTCTTGGGTATAATGAAGAAAAAATATACGGCCAGGACCAAATTGAATTGGCAAGAGTTATATCTCAAGATCAACTAAATAATGCAAAAATATTTACTTCAAAATATGAATACGCAAAAACTTTAAATAAAAACATATCATATTTAGAAATAGGTGTTGGGTTTGGGCATAGTGCTCAAACGTTTATAAATGAAACAAACGCTATAGGTGCAGACCTTGTAGACCTTTACGACAATGCTGAAGGTGTTAGACATCCAGGTGGCGATGTGCCAGAAGACAGTTCAATATCGCATGAGCAACATATAAAAAACAAATTTTCTTATCATCCTAATGTAAACACAATAAAAGGAGATGGGACTTATGTGTTGACTACCCTAGATAAAAAATATGATCTTATTCTTTTAGATATAGGAAGAGAAAGGCTAATGGTAAGAAAACTTATAGCAGACTCTTCTAAATTAACTAATGTTGGTGGCATTATAGGGCTAACATCTTATATAAACTATGACAGTATTATGTATGAAGGACATGTTGGTGTATTTCAAAGCGTAAACGAGTTTTTATATTTTAACAAAAATTGGTCTGTTGATGCTATAGTGTTGCATGATCTTGGGCTACATGATATATATATTAAAAGAAATGAATAATAAAATATATTGGCATAGAAAAGCAGGCCTGTCAAATAACAAGCCTGCCAGTCTATAGTAAAATTACTTTACTTGGTTGGTTTTTCCGCCACCAGATGACTTCTTTGCAGGAGCCTTCTTAGCAGCCTTCTTGACTACCTTAGCAGATCTAACTGCCTTGTCTACCTCATCAACTGAAGGCATCTTTCCAAATGCCAAGTCATTAGGATTTGCTGCTCTCAATGCTACGGGGATTAGTGCTCCAAGTAGTGAGTATGCTAGTGTCTGTGGATCTGTAACTCCAGAAGCATACATTGCTGTTGCTGCTCCAAGAACCGATCTTCCGTATGACGCTAGTGCGTTTTTGATTTGTTGATTCATAATTTTCCTCCTAGGATATTACTTTTGTTAGTACTGTGAAGCCAATCCATAGCCCAATAATTCCTGCGACTCCCGCAAAAACTGGTGGTGCTGGTACTGGCAATTTGAATGCAGCAAATACGACGCCACATCCAAAACCTGTTAGTATTGATAGTATTATATCTTTCATCTAAGAAGGCCCATCTCTGGCCTCTTAAGACTAGACCCAAGAAGTTTAAACCATGTGGTTGAAGAATATCTCTCTTTCCCAATATTTTCAAGTACTTCGTGCCAGTAGTCTGCGTTGCTAGGAAACATAATAAGACTATTAGCCTTTGGTTTAATTTTTAAATTATAATCCATAAAATGGATTTCTCCTCCTTCATAGTCATCATTGAGGTAGTACAGTGCTGCAAAATCCCCTGTAGTATCTGCATGCTCATTCATGGTGTAGTTTTTTTCAAATTTAACCAAAGGAACTGCTCTTTTTTCAAAAGGATAAAGATCTACACCATAAAAGTTTATACAATTTTCATAGGCAATCATATAAACCTTGTCTAGAAGAACAACAATTTCGTCTGGCTGTTTTGATGGTGAAAGTAACTTGACGCCCCATGGCTGAGTGTGCCAATTATCAGCACTTTCCACATAGTCAAGAATTTTTTTGTGCTCTTCTTTGGATAAAATATTTTCTCTAATCTGTATATTATTTACAGAATTTCCCAAATTAGGTGTTATCATGTTTTAATTATACCATTCTCCCTGTTTGTCAAAAGTAGAACCAGTAAATTGAAACCACATAGCAGAACTGTATCGATCATTCTCAATAATTTCATTTACTCCATGAACATAGTTCTCATTACCAGGAAATATAATAAGGCTATTAGCCTTGGGCTTAATTGTTAAATTATGATCTGGAAAATCAATTTCTCCCCCAGTGTAGTCGTCGTTAATATAATATACTGATGCCATGTGATTACCTTCTGACGAGAGAGTGTCTACATGTGGGACCAAATAAAAACCTTTTACAAATTTAACCACATGCAGTTTTGATTGACGGTGAGGATTTACAGATACATTATAAAAATCTGTAATTTTGTTGTAAACAAGTTCAGATGCTTTGTTTAGTATTTCAAGAATTTCTTTAGGCAAATTTTGTGATTCAACAGTTCTAGCAAGCCAGGGCTGTTCTTTCCAAGATTCAACATTTTTTGCATACTCAAGCAAAACTTTATGATCTTCTTCAGGTAAAACATTTTCTATATATTGTATATTTTCTGTAGCGTTTCCTATTTTTCTAACATTTGCTAAATAGATTTCATCTTTTTTGGAAGGTTGCTCAATCATAGTTTTGACCTATACGTTGTGTAGTTGGTCCTAAGAATGTAGATCCAGTGAAAACAAAACGCATTCCGTAAGTATACCTAAATCCTTCTGAAACTTCAAGGACTCCGTGACGATAGTTTTCGTTACCAGGGAACATAATTATAGTGTTTGATTTAGGTTTAATCTTTAAATCATAATCTGGAAAAACTATTTCTCCTCCCTCATAATTATCATTAAAGTAGTACATGCATACAATGTGCTGATGTTTCATTGAGTCTGTATCTATATGAGGTTTCATGTTACTTCCCACACGCCACTTCGTTAAAAAGTATTGCCCCATAAACTCACTATCCACTTCGACATCGTAGTGATCCATGCACTTTAGTCTGGAAGTTTGAAATATTTTTTTAAAAAGTTCAAGGCAGTCTTCTGGAAGTGCTCCGTTAGGGCTTCTCTCTGTGGTCCATGGCTCTTTGATCCAGTCAATGTCATCAGAGTTCTTTACAAAATTAGACAATATCTGATATTCTTCATCAGGTAAAAAATTCTCTATAACATATACGTTCTTTGCATCACTTCCTATTTTTGCAACATTTGCTAAATAGATTTCATCTTTTCCATCAGGGTCTTTAGTCATGTATCTATTTTACCATAATTTTCTGGTAAGAGTTTCTTTAATTCTTTGTATGCCCCAGATATTTTTTTCATAGAGTGGTAGTGCGGATAGGCTGAACTTGCTATCCCGTACTCATCAAAGTATGCTATCTCAGGCTCAATATCAGTAATAAACTTATTTAAACCTTCCTGAGCCTCATCTATGTATTGATATGCCCAGTCACGAGAATCTGAAACAAATTTTAAAAAAGCCTCATCTGCTTGCTCTTTGTCTGTTTTATTTTCGCTGTTCAGAGATTCTTGCATTATTAAAAGTTTTAAGGTATTTGCAAGAATTGCACGATTCTTTTTAATTTGAACCAGATATAGTGACAAGAATAACAAGGTTAAAAAAACGAAGGTTCCAACCAAGACTGACTCAATCATAACTCTTTCCCACCTTCTCTAACAAGCAACACAATTGCACCATTGTCTTCTAGTGCTTTCTTTACACGAATCATGTATTCTATTGCCTCTCTTTTCATTTCTACTGTTTCCAAAGACATAAAATCTTTTTCACTAGCCTTTACAGTTAAGAAATTATCATTATCTATAATTTGTAAAGAAAAATTTTTAGGAGCATCTAGTGATCGAAACGCTCTTCTCATTGAGTCTGTGTACATACTACTCCATTGTTAACGACTGCCAAGTTTTACCCCAGTCAGTCTTACTCTTATGGCTAGAAAACTCTTTAGATACTTCTCCATTTTCTAAGTATACCCCACCCCATATGCCCCATTCTTTACCAGATATGCCAACAGAGAAGCATTCTTTTCTTACTGAGCAAGAAGAGCACAAGGCATCTATGGCTGGCCTCAACAACTCGTCTTCTTCATATTTATCAAAAAATAAGTTTGTGTCGTAGTCTAAGCAGACTGCAGTGTCTTTCCATTTATACTTATTCATTTATCTCACATACTTATCTGGGATTTCCCATCCTTTGTTAGAAGGAACAAATTCTTTCTTCATCTGCCATTTATTATTTTTGTAGATTCCAAACTTTGAAAAGTATGCTTTATCTGATGGAAAAGTTTCAACCACAGTCCATCCGTCCCAAGACAGTTGCTTGTTACTGTTTACTATTGATTCCATAACGCTTAAAGAATTAATTGTTTTCATTTTGTTCCGTTCTTTTGTGTGCTTAGCACAGGTTGGGTATACTTAATTTTAATGTATTTAAAATGTGTATACGTTTGTGTTTATGTTATTTAGTTTTGATGAATAAACAGTCTTTGAAACAGGTTCTTTTGGATTAGAAAGAAAAGCAAAATGATTAAAATCTTTTATATTTGCTTCCATCCATTCAGGAGTAACCTTAAAAAACTTTATATTCTTTTTTCTTGACTTCATTCCTCTTTCAGATAAGTTTACAAATTCCATGGCCATCATGTTTATATTGTTTGGTCCAGCAGAATATACAATAAAATCTTTGTCTTCTTCTTGTAACTCAGAAAGGGCAACAGCCATTGATCTTAAGAATATATTGTAGTTGTCAAAACTACTCGTCCCTTGAACCCCTACTATCATCGTTAATCCCTTCTCTTAGTTTGTCCATTATAAAAAGCATCTTGTCTAATTGTACCTTATCCATGTTTATTGTGTCAACTTCTTCTGCAGAGTCTTTGTCTATTAATTGGTCTACTAGTGGAGCCTTATAAAAAATGTTATTTTTGATCCAGTATGCTTGATTATCTAGTATAATAACCTTGACATTTGTTTTTTCATGATGCATTTTTGACTGAGTCTTTGTAGCCAACTTTCTTGAATATTTTTTAGTTCCGTTGTACCTATAAAGAAGCATAGACTGGCTAACAATTGGAGTACCTTTATTAGATCTTGATGCAAATACATATGTAAACAAAACCAATAGGATAGTTATAGTTAGACCAGCAGCACCATACAAGTTATTCACAGATACCCCCAATCTTCATTGTATCACTTTTTTTCTGAAAGAACTCTGATTATTTCTTGCATGATTGTTTTTTCTTCTTTAGGTAGAGAGTCTATAAGACCAACATCAAAAGATTTTTCTGCAAGAGTTACTGAGGGATCTTTAAGCGTTACATCCATGTTTAAAAAACCTTTTTCCCAAAGCCTCATTGTTGTTTGTGAAAAGTAAATAGACATTTCTTTGCTTAAGTCTGGATCAATACTTTTTAGTATGTCTGTTGGTCTATATAAAGGCTCTTCTGTTTCTAGGTCTACCCCCACAAACTCAAGAGCGCCAAGGTCTATAAGCCTTTGTATTTCATCATCTTCAAAGTTCATGGGAGACTTCCTTTTCTTTTATATTTGTTGCCCAAATAGGCATTGCTATTCTTACACCAGATAAAACTTTTGTTATTGTGTGTAATTCTTCAGAATCAAAAAGGATAAGACTTAACTTTTTTGGTTTAATTATGAGATCTCTTTCTGGAAAATTTAAATATCCTCCATCAAAGTCTTCATTTAAATAAATCACACCACTTCTAAATAAATGCTCTGCCCCTTTATGATTATCCCTATGTGGAGCAAGGGCACTTTCTGGCCCCAACATAGTCATCCACTGTGCTGTTAAGTATATGTCTTCATTGTCTTTAAAAAAAAGATTACACTCTGATAAAAATTTATCAGCATATTTTTTTAATAAATGTAAAATTTCTGGATGATTTGAAAATTTATTCTGTTCTGGTATGTGTGATTCATACCTTATTTTATTCTCGACTGTATGCTTTAAAGGCCTAGAGAATTTTGTTTTATCTGAACAGTTATTTTTTATATAACTTACAAGTGTGTCAGCATCTTCTAAAGTTATAAAATTTTCTATTACATTAATTTTAAAATCTAGCATTACTTACCAGACTTTGCTCTAGCCTTTGCAAGTGCTACAAAATCTTTAATCTTAGTTTCTCCCATGTAACCCCAAGCATGACCATCATTAATCATCTTATCATTAATAGAAACGGTATCTCCATCAAGATATACCCAGCCAAGAATACGACCATACTTCTCAGACGAGTCCATCTTCTCGGTCTTGATCACAACAGACTTAGCCCCGTCGATAGCATGCTTCAAATAAGCCTTTGCTTCCAGTCCTAAAGCCTTTTCAGCCTTGTCTGTAGTACGAGACTCAGGGGTATCAATACCAGCCAGTCTGACTCTTGAACTAAAAGAAATGTCAAACCCTAAATCAATATCGACATCGATGGTATCTCCATCAACAACCTTTGTTACTTTCTTTACATAATATTCAAACATTATTTTCTCCTATTCAATATGTTTGTTTGGCATGATATCAAACAATAGATGAATTCTATCTGTTGTACCATTATTTGCTACTCCGTGAGTTTTTGCATTGTTGATTTCCCAACAATCTCCAGCCTTCATATGTTTTTCTTCTGTGTCAACTGAAAAAATAGCACCTTCATTTGTTTGAATTGCGATGTGGTGTCTATGAACAAGTCCTAGATAATCACCCTCGTCACAATGTGGGTAAACAACTTTATCGACAGGCAATCTCAAAAATGCTACCTTGCCTGCTTTTCCATTATGTTGTTTTTCATAATGGCTAACTATTGGCTCTATCATTTTAAAAAGTTCTGGGTCTTTAAGTCTAAAGGTTGGCTGAAAAGGTTGTCCCAATTCCCATCCTACAATCTCAGATACAAATAGGGTTGTTGTTTCTTTATGAACAAAAGGAAACATTTGTTGGCGTGTTCTATCAAGCCACCACTCTTCTTCTGGGTAAGATAAAAGTTTATTTAAAATATCATTTACATCATGATTTCCATAATATAAATATCTCCAATCTTCTTTTCTTTTTTGCTCAATTATTGATAACATTACTTTCTACCCCACTTGATCTTATTCCAGCCACGCTCATGTGCGTAGTAAATAAATATTTTAACTACCGTTTCCCAAAAGGCAATTGCACCTGACAGGCTGGCACTTCTTGTTATAACATAGGCAACAACAAATGAAGAAAGTGTTCCCCATATGCGATAACTTAATGCCTTG